GGCTTTGAAGGCCTGAAACGAAGATCTTACCGTAGAATTCCGGACGAATCATCTTCTTAGCGTAGCGAGTCAACAATCCTTTACGTGGAGTGAAGGTAGTTGGATCGTAGATAAGAGGAGTCATGATCAACGGAATGTAAGGAGCAAATACCGCACCTGCTTCTAAGAACTGACTTCCACGGAATCCCATCAAGATGGTATTTTCGTTCATGTAAGGATTCTTATAAACTGTGTAACGGCTATTGATCATACCAGCTTTTTGTACACCGAAAGCGTACTCCATTTTCGAAACGTCACCGTCTGAATTCGAAGAGAATCCTGGGATTGATTCGATAATAGTAGCTACAACTGGAGAACAAACTAAGAAATTAGCACCTCCACGTAGAGTTAACTGGTGGATCTTGTTGCTTAATTTCTGCATTTTAGTTCCTAAAGTTTGGAACCACTGTCCTTGAGTGTTGTAGTAACCAGTTTGACTAGTTGCTGTAGGGAATGCGAATCCGTTAGCAGATGCGTCGTAAACACCATTATTAAGAGCAGTCCAGTACTCAGTACCAGCAGCAGCATCTTGAATCAACATATCAAGGATCTCTAAATCGATTTCCAATGAAATGTATTCACTCATAATGTTAGTTACTTCAGCTTCAGCATCAAGCGCTTGATATGCATTCAAGTCTTGAGCGAATTCTGGAGTCCATACTGCTTTCAATTTCTTCGTTTTAGCAACGATAGAATCAGAACGCATCTGGATGTTGATCTCAGGGATATCAATTTCTGTAGCATTCAAAGCGTTAGGAACAGCATATGTGTTACCAGCTTCGAAATCACCGATTTGATAAGGAGACATTGTAGTCTTCTTGTTATAGAGAACATTGAAAGTTGAAGATGAAACGGCTCCACCAGCAGTAGTTGCTAATGCAGTTCCTGATGCTGTGTAGAAGAAAGATACGAATGCAGTACCTAATCCTGTAGCAGGAACAATGTTTCTAGTTTCAGCTCTTGTGAATGCAGGAAGTAACCCACCAACTGTTAATGAAGAAGTTAATCTACCTGCAGGAATTCCAGCAGCAGAAGCAGAGAAAGCAACGAATGCTCTAACTCCTTCAAGATCTAAATCAGCAACAGCGCCTGTACCAGCGATAACTGATTGAGAAAGAGAAACTCTATAGATCTCACCATTAGAGATAGATTGAGACAATCTTCCGTCATAGTTTACTTCAGCCCATGTAGCTTTAGCAATACCATCTGTAGCGGCAGAACCGGAAACAACTGGAAGAGCTGTAGTACCTACAGACTGTGAGAATTGGTTAGTTGAGTAAGCGAACTTACCAGCACCATACAAACCTTGCTGTCCAGCAACTGATGCACTAGCATCATTTAACTGTAGGTTGGTTGAAGGTGTAGAGAATGGGAATGTACCTGCGTTTGAAGTACCGTAAAGTGACTCACCAACTTCGAAAGCAGGCTTATTATCACCATATTGGAAATCTAGATAAAATACTAGACCTGAAGGCAAGTTCATAGGCTGTACAGAAACGAATTCTTTAGCAGCTATCTGACCAAATACCTTACGTACTAGTGGAAGAGCTATACCCGCCCACTCAGCACCTGTTCCTACTGCGAAAGCACCAGCACCGTTAGCCGCTCCACCACCTGGGTTTTGAGACGTCTCAGTTACCAATTGCTTAGCTTGGTTCTCGAGGATCAAAGACATGTTGTTCTTATCTTGCTCAGTAGCAAGACCTTCTAACAAGCCTGTTTTGTTCCACTTTGAAGCCAATCTAGCAGCGTCGCCTTGCATGCTTTTCCAGCCTTGCCCAGCGTCTTCTAAAAGGGATTGAATTTGTGACATTTTTTTTAAATGTATTAGAATTAATATAAAATTACTTGATTCCAGCTAGTTTTTGCCACCTAGAAACCTGTGAATCAACTTCAACTATTGGTTTTCTATGTTGCGCTACACCAGCTGCTTTTGAAGCGCTACCTAAATTTTCTTTAATTGGGGCTGATTTTTTATTAACCATACCTTCGTTTAAAGTTGAAAAAATAAGTTTTACTTCTTTAACATTTGACGCTTTGTCAAATGCCTCTAGAACTTTAACTTTCTGAGCTTCTTTTAAGTTTTTAGCTCTGAAAATTTTATTTGTGTAGAGTAGCTTAGCGTTTAAAAGATTAGTTTCCTGAAGGTCAGCTCTTAATTCCTTAAGTTCTTCGTTCATTTTATCCATCTCTTTATCACCTGAAAATTTTCTTTTACCTAAAGCTTTCTCCATGTTTTCAGAATCAGCACGACGTTGAGCCATATCTTGTTTCTTCTTACCATGTCGAGCACCTTCTGCATCGTCCAATCTTGCATCGTATCCTTGCTTCTCATCCATATCTTCTTTTTCTTCAGTCATACCAGCGGTTGCGCCTGAACCTGCCAAAGAAAGGAGATCTTTCATTGATACTTTTTTACCATCTACAGTAACGATTTTAGACATAAGTTCTTTATCATTATAAGCAGCTTTAAGTCTGTCCATAATTCCTTCGTCCATATCATCTTTGCGCATTTCTTCGTCCATGTCATCTTTCCCATGCATTGCTGTGTGGGCTTCATCCATGTCGTCTTTACGCATCTCTTCGTTCACTTCTACGTCTACGTCTGTATCATCTTCTACATCGATATCATCATCATCTTCAACGTCGATTTCATCGTCGTCTTCTGTTTCAAATTCTTCGCCTGCTTCTAACTCACCAGCTGTAACCATATCAGCAATTACGTCTTCAATAAAGGATTTAAGATCATCTTCTGACATATCATCAAGGTCGATTTCTTCATCGTCCATATCGTCCATGTCTTCTTTTTCATCTTTCATGCCGTCCTTATAGCCTTCTTCTTCAGCGTCAGTACGAGCATCCTCATCGAGTTCAGCTAATAATTCGTCTAAGTCCATTTCGTCCATTTCTTCAGCTTCAGCTAAGTCTTTTCCGTACTTCATTTTTTCTGTACGTTTAGTTTCTTTGCTCTCGCCTCCGTCTTTTCGGTCATCGTCCTTATACTCTTTTTTAGCTTCGGTCATATCTGCTTCTTCCATTTCTTCCTTTTCCATTTCTTCAAGTTTAGCTGAAAGCATAGACTTGAGTCTTGGTTCGAAAGCCTCTTCCAAAGCAGCTTTTGCGTTCGCAATAGCAGTTTCTTTAAGTGCTTTTGCGTCAGCGATTGCTTCTTTTAGCAGATCTCTGTTTGCCATTTTACCTCAAAATTTAAGTTTGTGGAGTACAGTTATTAGGAACTGTAATTCGAATTTAGTTAAGTGAATACTATATAGATCATAGTATATTGTTCACATTGCAGCAATACATATATAGGGAGATATAAAAAACGCTCCTTTTTAGGGGAGCGTTTTAAATCTATAATATAATAGAATTGCCTAAGGTAGCAGGCTTCTTAAAGTACGGGACACGTACCGTTTGAGCATAAAATTTCAGTAATGATAGTATTTATTTTACTGTAAGGATTTGATGGAGTTTCTTTTCCTTCATTAATAGTATGCATATATGAGCCTGGGTTAGAAGGTGTTGAAACAAAATCCCAACATAATAATTCAAAATCATCTTGAACTTCTAATACACCATCTCTATTTTGAGATAATGAACCCATACCACGAGATGAAACACCTACTTGTACATTATTTTCTACTAATGCTCTTAAAATATTACCTGATGCTGTTGGGAGAATTTCAATTTTACCAATTACGTTATCTCCATTCCACCACATATCTCTAATAATATGAGATACATTTTTTAGATTAATGATAGAAGAATCAGGATGATCTAATTCACCTGTTGCTCTATTTTCTTTTACAACTTCTTTATATTTATCTATTTCACGTTGCCATAAATCTTTTGAATAGTAACGACCGTTACCATTTTTAACTTCAGCAGTAGCTAAAATCCCTTCAACTAATGGGTTACCAGAAGGTGCTTTAGCTCCTTCAGTAAGCTGCATAGGTGAAATTTGGAATGCTTGGGTTTCAATAAGAACTTGCTTATTCATTTCTATAATTTCCTACATACTTAGCGTTAATAGCTCCTGCAATTTTTTCAGCGTCTTTTCTTGATTTACCTTGATCCATAATATCATCAACTACATCATCAAAATCTTCTGTTACTTCTTCAGTTTCGTCTACTTGAGCTACTAAACCTGATGGCATGTCCATTTTATAAGCTTCACCAGTTAGTTTTTCATACATTTTTTCCATGCCAGCTTTTTTCTTTTCAAGAAGTTTTACTTCACGCTGCATTTCTTTCATTTTTTTCTTGTCTACTAATTCAGATAAATTATCATCTTCAGTAACCATAGAAATTCTTTGGTTTTTAGTTTCAATTAATTCTGTTAAAGCTTCAATTTGGGCTTCTAAAGTAGTAATTTTACCAGCTTTTTCAATTTCAGCTAATTTAGAATCAACAGTTTCTTTTTTTATTTTTTTCTTTTTAGGCTTATCCTTTAGATCTTCTTTTTCATCACGCATGCCATCTTTATAGCCTTCTTCTTCAGCATCGGTACGAGCATCTTCTTGTACTGGGATTGAAGGGCTTATATCAATATAACCTCCAATAGCTTCGCTAATTAAATCTGTTAAATTAACTTTTTTACCTTCTTTAATTTCTACGTATCCTGTGCCTACTTCTCCTTCAGGTAAATCTTTTTTAGTTTCTTCACCATATCCAGAGCCTTTATATTCACCTTTAATTTCTTTAGTAGCTCCTAATCCTGGAGCATCTTCTGTATAACCAATACCCATTATACCAAATGCTTGATTAGTAGTGTAATAAGTAGAGTCATTAGATAGATTTTTAGCTACCATTTCTCTTAACTCATCTTCTGTTTTATCTGCATTTTTAGGATCTTTCATTTCAGCATAATAACCTCTTAACATTTCTTCAAAGTTAAGGTTATTAGAATTTTTAGGATCTTTATAGTCATACCCAGCAGTTTCCATATCAGTAACCTCTTTAGTAGGTTTACTTTCTACTGCTTTAGCTTCTTCAGATAAGAATTCTTTCCAATTAATAAATGGGTTAACATTATCAGTAACAACACCGCCTGCAGCTTCAGAGATAATATTTTTATTTTTTAAAACTTTTACTGCTGTGCTAAAATTAGTAAAATTATTAAAGAGGTCTGGGAATAGGCTACGAGCAGATTTCATAAACACATCTTTGTGTCCTTTCCCTTCGTTTAATAAATTATATTGTTCTTGTAAAGTTTTCATATCATTCAGTTAATAATTTTTCTATATCTTTTAAATAATCTAAAACCAAATCTGTAGGAACAATTACAGAATATGATTCTGGTTTTTCCTGATAGTAAGCTATTGTTTCATCTTTTGCTTTATCTACCATAGGGTATAAAGCATTTAAACGAGATTCAATTTCTTTAAAAGCAGCAATTCGTTTTTCTTGAAATGCTACTCTATCAGTATCCTGCTCTTTTAGGTTTAGTTTATATTTATACATATTATTTCTTCCCCCATAAATACCGAATATCTACGCCTTTTGTAGAATGTGGTTTAGCTACAGGTTTCCAGCCTAATTTATAATAGTAATTATCTTTAACTCCTTCTGGGCCAGCTTTTGGTCCTTTACCTAAAGAAGATCCAGGATTTGATTCTTTTAATTCTTTTTTTACTTTTTTAAAAGCAAAAGGGGTAGCATATTGTCCACCTGTACCTACAGAAAATGAAGCTGAGCCTCCTGTTCCACTCATTTCAGACATTCCCTTAATTCGATCGTATTCTTTTCTTTTATTATTCCTTAAATACGTTCTTAATTCATTTCTTCTTCTTCTAATATCTAAATAATGATCTTTAAAAAAAGGCTCTCCAGTAGCATCTGCTACTTCTTTAGCTGTATTCATTAGATCAGTAATATCGTCAAATAATTTTTTGTAATTTGCAGTATAATCAACAGACCAAGAGATTTGACCCGTTTCCGGGTCAATTTTAGTTACAGTAGTTTTTATACCACCTGCTACTTTAGTATCACCAACTTTACGCATGGGCTACTTTTAACTCTTCTACTAATTCAAGATATTGAAGAATATTTACAATATTTTCACTTGTAACTTTAGCTTTTTTATCTAATTCTTCAATTAAATTAGATACCTCATTAATTTTTATTTGAACTGTTTTATCAGTAATTTTAGACATTAACTCATTTAATTGAGTTTTAATTTTAGTTACTTCATTATTATAAAATTCTTTTAATACAGGAGTTGAATCTACTGAATTAACATACTGTCTTAATACTTCTTTTTGGCTGTTATGTAAACCATTATACTTACCATTAAATTTTTCCATTAAAATTTTATAAGTAAGCATACGAGTATCTTTATCGTATGATTGGAATTCTTGGAACACTCCAGCTTCAACTTTTTCTTCATCAATTTTTGATTCTGAAAGGTGTTCTAAAAGTGTCATTTTATTATTAATAATGAGATCTGTATCTACTAGGGTGTCTGAGTTTTGGATTTCATTTAATACATAAAAAGCAGCATGAGTTTTATAGTGGGAAAGTTTTGTTTTAAAAAATTCTTCTATATTATAATGCTTTTTAATTTCATTAATAAGATTATATTTTTCTCTTTTAAGTGCACTACGATTTAACTTTCTAGAAGCTTCAAGTAATGTTTGTATCATTACATTAGCTTTAGATTCAGTTAAAGATGTATTCTTAGTAAGAGTTTCGTATAATTTATATTCTTTTCCAAGTTCACTTTTAATAAAATATTTTTGGATAAGTTTTAAAGACTCTGAGTCTTCACCATTAAGGGTATCTGCCGTTACTCGGCGAACCAATAGTTCAAATAAAATACCAGTATTTTTGTATTTTGAATGTTTAATATTCATTCCTAGTAGGATTTATTATAAATATATAAGGAGATATTACTCTTTAATATTTGATTCATCTAATAATGATTCTTTCTTTTTATCTGATGTAAAGATTAATTCTTTACCCATGGATTCGAGTAATGAACGATTCTTAGCATAGTTTTGCTTTGCAGATTCATTAAAGCCAGGTTGATCATCTATTTTATTTTGTTGACGACCTAATCTGTCTTTTCCAAAAGCATTATCTTGAGTATTAATATTAGATGCCTTTTCTTTAGGACGACCTAATGGTTCTTTTTCATTATACCCATCAGGTACATTACCTGGGTCGCTTTCCATTCTACCTTGCCCATATAATGAAGCTAAATCATGTGGTGTACCATATGAACGGCCTGTTGTAAGTGGATCATTACCTTCAGTTTCAATTTGATTCATACGGAACTGACGTTTTTGATCTTGGGCAATTAAATCTCTATATTCTTCATACTGGTCTTCACTTAAATGGAATATATGCTCATAAATCCAATCTGTAGGAAGCAATTTATTTTCCATCATTTGTGAAGCTAGATCTACTTTTTCTTTCATCAATGCAATCTTTTCTTGATCATATATGATAGAAGGTGTAGTTAAATCTAGTTCAAAATTAGTCATTTGTTCATCTCTATACCCTTGAGCATATAAGTGAACTAATGCAATTTTATATAATTCAGATAATAATATTCGTTGTAGTCTATCAATTGTACGACCAAAACGAATATCTTCAGCTGCTAATGTAGCTTTACCTGATAAATTTTCATCATATCCCATAAATGCTTTAGGCACTTTAAGGGCAGCAAATAGTTTTTCTCTTAAGTATTCAACATCTTCAATTGCAGCATATTCTAAACCTTTAGTAGTATCAATCTTTGTTGCTTGATCATTACCTCTAATAGGAATATAAAAATCCTCCATTACATTTTGCATGTTGTATTTTAAGTTATATTCACCTGTTTTCTGATCCATTAATGGAGTGCGCTTCATTGTAGAAATAGTTTTCTGCATGAAATTTTCTACTTCATTAGGTGGAATTGCACCTACATTAATATAGAAAATACGTTTTTCTGGTGCGCGAACAATCCTATGAATTAACATAGCATCTTCCATTAGTGCATATTGCTTATATAGCTTACGAGCAGGCTCAATATAAGATCTACCATATGGAAGATAATTTACATCAGATAATAATCTAAAGTGAGCAATTTCGTAATTATCAAATGTTATAGTACTAGCATTTCCTTGTGAATTATTGGGACCAGCATAATAACCAGAAGAAGAACCACCATAAATACCTTCTGGATTATAATTAAATTGTACTTTAGAAGGTGCTTCAGGGTCAAAATTTTCTTGTCTTTCAATATGGTATGCTGAGTAAGGGATTACATTAAATACACCAAATTCTTCTGAAATTTCTAGTTTTAAGAAAAAATCACCATATTTACACATTTGACGAGTCCAAGACCAAAGATTAAACTCAATATTAAGTACGTCATAAAATAAATTATATAGGATTTTTTGAATATCTTCATCTGATGATTTAATTTGAAGAATTTCTCCCATATCATTTTTAAGAGTACATTCATCAGCTACAATGTCAAGAGCAGAAGCTATAATAGCATCTGTATCCATTAAATCATAATCTGAGTAAATAAATGTTCTCAGATATTGGTAGTTCATATTGAACTGGGCCCCATAAAGAGAAGTTGAAGCTGGGTTTTGGTAAATTCCTGAGAATCTATCCATTAAAGCATTAGTTTCAAATTCTCCAGAAGTTTGAATGTGATCTGTATCGACTACTTTTAATTGATTACCCCCTACATTTCGTATTACTACGTCAGAAGAAAATAATCTCTGTAATCTTTTAAATAAGCTAGTATCAGCCATGAGTATATGTTATTATTATAAATATTATCTAATTTATAGAAGCCAACTAATATCTTCTTTCCCACCATAGGGATTTTCTATTTCATAAGGATTTTGAACATTATTAGTGTTACCATATCCTCCTGCAAATGGTGTTGTGTTTCTTGATATGCTATTCATAACAGCTTTAGATTTCTCTAAATGTTGTGTTTTAAATTTAAATGAAGTATCTCTCATAAACATAGCAATACCAAATGCCATAACAAGATCATCATTATAACCTTGTTGGGCTTCTGGTCGTCCATTTTTCCATAGGAATACTTTCATCTCTTCAAGCAAACGTTTTGATTGAATTGTAACATCTTTACCATTAACATATTCTTGAAATTTACCTACTATCATAGGTCTATTTCTAGATGTTGTAGTAAAACCAGCTACCATTTTAGATGTATCCATATATTTATCAAAATACGAATCACTCATTGAGGAATCACTCTTACTTGAATAAAATAAGTTATTATATCCTCTTTCTATTACTGTTTGAATAGTAGCCCAACCAATCGAAGCATTTTCAATTACAAGTAATGCTTCATTATATTCAGTAGCTATACCAACTAATAAATGTCCATACTCTTTAGTACTAAGTTGACCTTTATATTCAGCAACTTGAGTATTTGTTTCAATGTCTATAATATGAAAAGCAGAATAATCTTTTCCATCTCCACGAGCAACATCTGCAACCACAAGATAGGATCTTGAGTAATCAGCTGGTTCCCAAATCCATAAGTTTTGATCAGCGCCTCGTTTTTCAAGGGGATCTTTAATATATGTTTGTTCATAAAATTCTAAGTATTCAGCGTAGAATACAGTATCACCTGAGGTGCTAAAATCACAATCACATTCTTGTGCTGCCATTCTAGGATCACCTAATAATTCATCTTGTCTATCTCTCCAAGCTTGATCACGTTCTGGGTGTACATACCAAGGAAGTTTAATAGGTAGAAAATCATTTTCAGCATTTTCTGCTCTAACCCATGTTTGATGGAACCAATTACCTGTACCATAAGGAGTAGATAATGCTATACACCCACCACCAGTAGCAAGTGTTTGTTGAGCTGAGGCCCATATTTCACCAATGTTATCAATAAAGGCTGCCTCATCAATTAATAGAAGAGAAACTGCTTCTGATCTACCAGCATCACTACTTGCAGATGTTGCTTTAATCTGGGATCCGTTGTTTAACCTTAGTGTTAGTTTGTTATTCTCTTGAGCGTCTATTTTAAGCCAAGAAGGTAAATTTTCATACATAAATTTAACCTTCGTAACCATGTTTTTGGCTGTATCCTGCTTTGTTGCAATACAAAGTACGTTTTTATCCTTATGGAATAACATTAACCATAAAGAATAACCAGCACCTAAGGTAGAAATACCTAGCTGTCTAGATTTTAATACTACTGAATATGGGTTTTCTTGAAATAATTTTAAAACTTTTTCTTGAAATGGGTATAAATGAAAAGGGATACGTCCACGTTGTGGATGTTGAATAAAACAGTATTTTTTCATAAAGTGTATTGGGTCAGCAGCACACTTAATATATTCAGACTGAATTATTTTTCTTAAATCTTGACTCATTTACCTATTTTCCAGTACATACGACCTGAAACAATAGGGTAGAAATCTTTATCTATTCCTAAACCAAAACCGTATATTTGTCTTTTTTTGTTTTTATATAATAATTCTCCACTAATATGATTAATTGGAGATTCATTTTGAACAGGATTAATCATCCCACCTATC